CTGTTGAATTAGTGGTAGATAAAATGTCAACTCCTTACTATGGTAAGACATTTGATAAAGCTTCATCAGCATATCCACAAATCACTTGGGGAGGTCGTTCATGACTAAACCATTAGGTCAATTATCGGAAACTAATAAATCAGATAAATCGGAGATTAGGGAAACTTATTGGACTCCAACGGAGAAAGAGTCTCTTAAGGAGACATATGGCACAGAAATATTAATTGAGAATGGTTCATTAGATGAAGTAATGACTACTGATGCACCATCAGATGCTTGGATTGTAACATATGAAATTGATGGTACAGTTCATCGTGATTTAACGAGAGGCACTAGAGTTAAATTATTTGATATGTATTATGATAAGTTTAAGATGGGTGTAAAAATTATTGACTATGGTAAGGGCACAATTAAACCTGCACTATGGGGATACAATAATACAACAACACCTAAAAAGAAAAAGCGAAAGTAGTTTCAAAAATCGGGGAAAAAAAATCCCGCCAAAATTTTGACCTGTAGGGTTTTCTGTAACTTTTACTACACACTACTTGACTAAATAGTGTGGGTATGCTAACATACCTTTACGTTCATCCAAATGATAGAACTCACACTACTGGCATCACTTCTAGTCGAACACAACGCTTCTCATTGGGAAATGTCTTGTTCGGAATGGAATCAAAACAGAATTGAGATACTTAGTGATAAGAATCTTAACTCTGATGCTCACGAGTATCTCATAGATTACTTAAGAACAAAAGTGTCAGGTGAGTGTGATGCTTATATTATTGGACGCAAGTAAGCCGACTCGGAACGGGTTCGTTCATCCTCATGTATAACATTTTAATGAAATTAGTATTACTCGGTGCTCCACTTAATTGTGCAGATGCCAATGAGTTGCTATCAACTATCAAATCATATGATCCTGATAGGTTACATATGGTTAGAGTGATTGTGGAGCATACTGATCCAGTATGTTTTGAGGACGCAAAAGCCGACTGAAGGAACGGATTTAAAAAGTCCAACTACTTTAGGAGAAACCAAATGGCACAAGTCACATACCGTGGTGTCGTATATGACACTGATAGAAACAAAGCAAAGCAGACTAACAAGGTCGATCTAACTTACCGTGGTGTAAGACAAGAAAAAGAACTTACAAGTCTTAAGTGATTGAAACATTAGAGATATGTTTAGCATCTGCTATCTTTCTCACAATCATAACTGCTGAACTTAAGTTCCTATATGGAAAATAAATACAGGAGGGTTGCATCCCTCCTTTTTTTATGCTATTATAGTTGAAACATTAATATTATGGACAGAGACAAACTCAAACTAATGGTTCGTAATTTAGAATTATTGGTTGATGATATTAAAGCAGAGGTCTTTTCTGATGTGGAATCTTATGTTGCTCCACCTCCTTCAATATCTCAAGATTATGATGAAATATTAGAGGACGATGATGGCTACCCCGATTAGCAGAGCAAAGAGATTAGTCAAAATGTTACAAAGATTAGTCAAACAACCTTATCTTTATGATGAGGAACAAAATAAATTAATTCGTGAACAACTAGAAGTTGCAAAAAATGAATTAGCAAAGATTGAAGAACAAACATCAAAAGGATTTAAATGAACGTATCACTTGTAAGTGTATCACCCGATGCCGAAAAACATATGGCATATTGTGCTCGTGTAAGTAATCCTAATAACCAAGACAATGATAATTATGCAGGTCTATTAAGATACTGTATCAAACATCAGCATTGGTCAATTTTTGAGCAAGCATTTATGACACTTGAGATTAATACGACAAGAGGACTTGCTGCACAAATATTACGACATCGTTCTTTTACATTTCAAGAGTTTAGTCAAAGATATGCAGATACAAACTTACTAGACGCTAATATACCTTTACCAGAATTAAGAAGACAAGATACAAAAAATCGTCAGAATAGTATTGATGATATACCAGAAGAACAAAGTAAAATGTTACTTGGTCGAATACAAAATTATTTCAATGAAGGACTTGATTTATATAATGAACTATTGAGAGAAGGCATCGCCAAAGAATGTGCGAGATTTGTTCTTCCACTAGCAACACCAACTCGCATCTATATGTCTGGAAGTGTTCGTTCTTGGATTCATTATATTGATCTCCGTTCTGGACACGGTACACAAAAAGAACATATGGATATTGCAAATGCTTGCAAGACCATATTTACCGAACAGTTTCCAACTGTATCGGAGGCTTTGCAATGGGTCTAAATAGTACACATAACTTTATAATTATATGGCAACCTATCCTGTAGTAAATACAAAAACTGGTGAACAAAAAGAAGTTGTAATGAGTGTTACACAATGGGATCAGTGGTGTTCTGATAACCCTGATTGGTCAAGGGACTATTCTGATCCCTCCACAATGCCAGGTGTTGGTGAAGTTGGAGAGTGGAAAGATAAGTTAAGAAAGTCAAAACCAGGTTGGAATGATGTTCTTAAAAAAGCATCTAAGTCACCAGGTTCTAGAGTAAAGACACTTTAATCAAATGCCAAGAAAAAAGAAGACTAGTGGGGATCAACCCATAGGTATCGGTTTAACTACTAAACAAATGAAACGTAAAAAACCGATTGGAAATACTTACCTTCTTGATATTGAACCTATCACAGATAATCAAAAGAAACTCTTTGATTCTTATGCAGAGGGAAAGCATCTTGTTGCATATGGTACAGCAGGTACAGGAAAAACATTTATTTCCTTATACAATGCTCTTGCTGATGTATTAGATGAAACAACACCATACGAGAGAATCTATCTTGTGCGTTCTTTAGTATCAACTCGTGAAATTGGTTTCTTACCAGGAGATCACGAAGATAAAGCAGATATTTACCAGATACCATATAAAAATATGGTAAAATATATGTTTCAAATGCCAACTGATGCTGACTTTGAAATGTTGTATGGTAATCTCAAGGCACAAGAAACAATCAAATTCTGGAGCACATCCTTTATCAGAGGAACTACTCTAGATAATGCAATCGTAATTGTAGATGAATTTCAGAATCTTAATTTTCACGAATTAGATTCAATTATTACTCGTATTGGAGAAAATAGTCGAATTATTTTCTCTGGTGATGCTAGTCAAAGTGATTTGGTTAAAACAAATGACAGGAATGGCATACACGATTTTCTCAACATATTGCGTAAAATGCCATCTTTTGATATAATAGAGTATGGCATTGATGATATAGTTCGTTCTGGACTTGTCAAAGAATATATTATTTCAAAACTTGAAGTTGGTCTTTAATGTTTAATCATGTAGAACTGAATCTTCCTAAACTTTCCAGAGAAACTATTGACGGTGTTCGATACTACTCTGTGCCTGATGAAGATGAATTAATTAAATTAGTTTCAATTACATCTGTTACTAGTCACTATAATAAAGAAATTTTTATTAATTGGCGAAAGAAAGTAGGTGATGAAGAAGCAAACCGTATTACCAAAGCAGCTACTACTCGTGGCACTGACTTTCATACACTTACAGAGCATCATTTATTGAATGATGAGAAACTTCCAAAAGTTCCTCCAATATCTAATTTTCTGTTTAATGTGGCGAAGCAAAAAATTGGTAATATAAATAATATTTACGCTTTAGAGGGTTCTCTCTACAGTAGGCAACTAGGAATTGCTGGAACAGTCGATTGTATTGCGGAATACGAAGACGAGTTAGCGATAATAGATTTTAAGACTTCAAAAAAACCAAAACCCAGAGACTGGATAGAACATTACTTTGTCCAGTGTATGGCATACGGTTGTATGTTATATGAATTAACGGGTATATCTGTTAAAAAATTAGTAATTATTATGTCCTGTGAAAATGGAGAATGCATCGTCTATGAAGAATACAACAAAGCAAAGTATATCAAACTCCTCGGAGAATACATTAACAAATTTATTCAAGATAAACTGGAACTCTATGGAACCAAATAAAGAATTAGAACAGGCAATCGAGAATAAATTCTTGACTCCATCTAAATTTGCGATGGAAATCGAAAAGATTG